CTGCTGGGTAAATACAAAAACCCAGTGCTCAGGTTTACTGGCCTATCTACGGAAATGTCAGCTCTATCGGCCACAGATCAAAACATCGTGCTAGGGCTGGACATGACCAGCATTTGCACAGTGGTTAAAAACTTTGTAGTGGGCACCCCAGCAACTGAGACCCAAACCCTGATTGTGTCGGGCATTTCTCATAACATCACTCCGAGTAGCCATATTGTTTCGTACACTTTTGAAAGCACCGACGGCAATGCCTATTTCACCTTGAACGACACCATTTTCGGTACTCTTTCCACAACCAACCTTCTAAGTTTCTAAAGGAGACAACAAACATGGCTATTTCACCTAACGTGGACTTTGTGGCTGGGGCCATATTGACCGCAACCCAGCAAAATCAGTTTCCTCGTGGCATTATGGCGCAAGCATCAAGCACCACAAGCGTCACAGGTATCACATCAACGGAAGCCGTGACCCTTACGGCATCAACATTTACGGCAGTTGCCAACCGTTATTACCGCATTACATATATTGAGCCATCAGCAGAGCCACCAAACTCAGTAGGTGGTGTCATCACTGCCAAGATTCGTTTAACTAATGCAACAGGCACAACTCTCGGATCTGGACAATTTCAGATTGGTGCAGCCGCACTGACCGACGCATCCATTTGTGTTGTTGCTCTTGCTACATTTTCGGCTGGTTCAGTAGTAGTAGTTGGAACTGGAGCAGTAAACGCCGGAACAGGTAACTATTACCGCAGCGCGACACAAGCAGCAAGAATCATTGTTGAAGATGTTGGCCCTGCATAATGCGAAAAAGCCTAATTCTATTGGTTATTTGTGCATCGCTCACCGCTTGCGCAGACCGCGAACGTCACAACTGTGACACGACAAACACACTTGACAAGTCATTCATGGAAAGCAAATGCAAATGAAACTAGAAAACCGATTAAGCAATGAAGAAATAAAGGCACGACTTATTCTCGTAGTAGGCATTTGCCTCTCAAGCGCGTTCCTCTTTTCTATCGTTGCCCTTTTGTACGGCCTTTTGTTTGTAGTGCAGCCAACCGAGCAAGCACCCAACGACTCAGAAGCTTGGGCTATCTTGTCCCCAATGCTTATGACCCTTGCAGGTGGCCTCATTGGTTTGCTGGCTGGTAACGGCCTTAAAGATAAACCGAAAGAACCACCAGTATGAGCAACCGCGCCTACCCGTACTATCCCGCTTGGGATGGTAAAGCCACACAACCAGTTACGGCAAAACTGGTAGAGCTGTGCAAAGCACGCTGGGGCATGACTTCACTAGGCACATACGCCAACCGCCCAATGCGCAACAATGCCGGGCTATCCGTACACGCCACAGGCTTTGCAGCAGACCTGAAATACAAAGACGAAGCACAAGCACGTGTGATCTGGGATTGGTTTTTAGCTAACAGCAAAGCTCTTGGATTATGTGAAATGCACTGGTACGCCTATGGCGATTATGGCGCTGGGTATCGCTGTTCTCGTGGTGAAGGCAAAGCTGGCGTAAAGATTTACACGGCTACAGACAATGCAGGCTCGTATCAAGGCTCACCAAATTGGCTGCATATTGAATTGGCTGATCAAAAACCAGAGCACTTTGAGGCACAGTTCAGAGCCTTAAAATAGAACTCTCAGCCACTGTTTGAGCAGTGCTGGGGCTAGGTGGTGGGTACTTTGTTTCCATTGGGTATCCACCACCGACTTTCTCAATTGTGTAAAGTAACCACCGCTACTCAAATAGCAGAAAGTCAGAGGAAACATGACATACACCGACCTACCACTATTCAGGGCAAGCGACCCCGAAACGTCACGGCAAGTAAACCCCATCAGAGTGGGAACTCACCGCGCAATCCTGCTAGAGCAGTACTACTACGCAACTCTTGGCCTGACTGATGAGGAAGCAGGCGCTCGAGCCGCACTTGCCGGTCACGAAATAAAGGGCTACTGGAAGCGCTGCAGTGACTTGCGCACCATTGGACTAATCCAAGACTTAGGCATCCGTAGAGCGCTTCTGAGTGGCTCTCAGGGCATTGTGTGTGGCATCACCCAAAAGGGTATGGACATGGTTAGGGGCTGGGCATGACCGACACCCAATTCATTTACAGTTTCATAATGGGATGGGTGTCATGCTGGCTATGGCTTAAAATGATGGCTAACAGACCATGATTCCCACATGGGGCTATATCGCCCTAAGGTCTAAAGATAAGAAAACCATGGTGCAAGTATTCACAGACTTGTCCACAGGCCTGATTGTTTACACCCAAGTGTGCACACGTGCACAGTCTTGGCATTCATGGGGGCCGCCAACAGAAGTAGAGAGAGTTGATTAAGAAACTCATGGCACTAACGCTTATCCTCGCCCTATCCGCCCCAGCCCACGCAAGTGCAGCTGCTGACCCTCACGCCAAATACAACGGCGTGTTACCTGATCGTTATTACGATCAGTTAGCCCGGTGCGAAACTGGCGGCAACTGGCAACACAGCACGAAGTCCTACACAGGTGGCCTAGGTATTCACCGGCAGACTTTCCGCAGTTGGTCTAATTACAACTCAGCTAAAGGGCTTAGCCCCATCGAGCAAGTCAAGGTGGCTGATGCAATAGCGTTCAAGTCCCACATTGAGCGCTCAGGGCGTAAGGTGTGGCGCGTTGGGCCGTGGGGCTGGGGCTGCCTAAAAGGGCAAAAACACCTACAAGCTTTCATCTGTCAATCGCGTCACAAGGATGTGCAAAGATGGAAACGCAACTGCAAATAACAAAGGAAAAACAATGGAAACATCACTAGGCGAACTCATCGCCAAACTAACTAACCTCAGCCACAATTTGGCGCTCGAACTACGGTTTAAAGAGTCAAGCGTTGTGCTAGAAGCCGTAGGTGCGCTGCACGCCATCCCAACACTGGCCGAAAAGGTGCGCGACTCTTGGCACCCATCGCTGCATGATTCAGGCCCATCTAAAGGCTTTAACTATTTGAGCACAGTTAAGTTGGCTGACGATGAGTGAGTACACCCACAACGATGACATGGCAGACCTGTTGCACGAAAAAGACGTTGAGATTAGAGACCTTAAAAAGCAAGTTTCTAAGTTGCTTATGCACCTTGAGTATGTGCGCGCAGAAATCAGCCGTTTAGAAACAGAGCATTACCGTGGCCTTTAACCTTGACGATTACACACCAGTTTCAGAGCGCATAAAGCAGTTTTGGATTGACCACCCAAATGGCGCTATTCATTCAGAGCTGGTCTTTGACGATGGCACTCGATGCGTAGTTAAAACCACCTTGTGGCTAAACAAAGACGATGCCCAGCCAACCACTGTGGACTATGCAGAAGAGCTAATTTCTGATCGCGGAGTGAACGCCACGAGTAGGATTGAAAACTGCTGTACGTCATCGCAAGGCCGAAGTTTGGCAGCTGCAGGGTACCTAGGCGCAGACTGGTCAAAAAAGCCAAGCCGTGAGGAAATGCAGAAGGTTGTCAGGATGTCCGGCGACACACAGATTACAGAGAACAGCAATTTGGCAAGCGATAAACAGCAGAACATGATTCGTGCCGTGTGTAAGTCAATGGGCAAAGTACCGCCAGCCAATTTGCAGGCCATGACCAAACGCGAAGCAAGTGCCTACATTGACACGCTTAAAAGCGGTGAACAGCCAGCGCCACAGTACGACACCCCTGAAGAACCGTTCTAGTGGCTGATGTACTAACCCTGCTCATTATGTGCGTATCTCTGTTCATGTGTGGCTATCTGCTAGGCAAAGAACAATGACACCAATTAGCGAAGCGTCATTCCTGCAACAAGTAAAAGCGCTGGCTTACATTCACGGCTGGGATTGTCACCACGCACAGCCAAGCATGACACGCACCGGGCGATACATCACCACAGGCGCTGCGGGCTTCCCAGACCTAGTACTAGCCCACAAAATTAAAGGCCTTATCTTTGCTGAGTTAAAGACAGCTAAAGGCAAGACTTCGATAGCCCAGGAGCATTGGCTCACCATATTGCACCCACACGCAGAGTGCTACATCTGGCGACCCGAGGACTTAGTAGCTATTGAACAGCGCTTCGCGTCATGCTGATCATTGCGTGGTATGTCCTGCTACTGTCGCTAGGCATCGCCATCATTCAAGGCTTACGCAAGTAGTTCTACACAACTAAATACAACCAAGGGCCACGTAGGGGATTGAACTCTGCTGGTATGCACACTGTGGAAGCAGGGTAGTGCAATGCGCCCCAATACTTGAGATGACTTAACGTGAAGAGCCTTGGGGGTCAGTCATTGTTCAGCGTTCCCTAACGACATAAAAGGCGATTGGTGTCCACCCTAAACAGTCCGGCAGCCAACAGCGAACAGCTGTGAAATGTGGGGGGCACAAACACCCGAGACCAGCACACACACGAAAGCAACCGCAGCGAAGCAAGGGCGCTAGTAACATACCCACATGGCAGGCAACAGGAAACAAACCCAGCAGTACCGAACAAACAGAGCAGCAATACTCGATGGCAACCCAGACTGCTACTGGGGCTGTGGCAACAAAGCCACACAAGCAGACCACCTCATAGAGCATGACGCTGGCG